GATATATTTAATCTGAAGTGTTAAAGAATTAAAAGATAATAAAAAGAATTAACCGATAATAAAACTAGTTGCGTTTCCGCCTTCCATGTTAAGAAGAATTTCTTGATCTAATTTTTCTATCATGGCCATGCCTTCTTGTTTTAGTGTTTCACCATTTAGAGTGGTTCCACCTTGCGGGCCATTAATTGTTCCAAATTTACTTCTTGCTTCACCTAACATAACTTTACAAACTGCAAGAGTATAATCTCTAACCCACGGTTTAACATAAATGTCATTTAATAAAACAATGTCTGGTCTATAATTATCTGTGTGTAATAAAACTCTTTCGGTATCAATTCTTGGACGCTGTGTTATAGTTAAAGTATGAGTGGCATTATCGTAATGAAATTGTATAAACGACCCAAACATTTTTCCTACCAATTCCTGATAAGATGCAAAAGCATAATAAGTGGCCAATCCACCTGCGGCACCCGCTCTCAACAGATAGGTATTAGTATAGGCTAAATTGAAAGGTTCAAATAATGTTCCTCCTTGACCGTCACTACGAGAACCCACTGTGGCTCGACCTATCTCTCTAACATTAATAATTTCATCTGGTAAAATATATTTGTTTTGATTTTCTTTAAGATCCAAAAATGCATAACTTTCTTCCACAGAATTATTAGATCTCTGTCTAAATCTGTTTAGGGCTCTTTCCAGTGCAATTTGATAGTGTTTTGGGTCTAATTCCACCTCAATCATACCATCGCCTAGCATGATCTTTACGTAATCAAATACTTGTTGCTGTGCTGTTTGTAATTCTGACATACGTATATTTATTGTTAAAACTTTTTCCATAAATATGGCTATATGCCAAGATTGTCAATATACAAGCCAGAAAAAGGCAACGATTACAAGTTTTTTGATCGCACTATGAATGAGATGTTTCAAGTGGGCGGAACTGACGTTTTCCTGCACAAATATATAGGAGTATACGATCAAGGCGAAGAAGGAACCAAAGACGGTGATGCTAGTCCCTCGCAGCCACACTATAGCGGTAGTAGCTTAAATGATAGAACCATACAAGATCTATTATTTTTAGAGAATAGAGACAGAAAATATGATAAAGATGTGTATGTTATCAGAGGGATCTATAATGTACAAGACACGGATTTTAATCTCAGCCAATTTGGTATGTTCCTACAAAACGACACTCTGTTTCTAACAGTACATCTTAATGATATTGTAGAAAGATTAGGAAGAAAACCCATGAGTGGAGATGTGGTAGAATTTCCTCATTTAAAAGACGATTACAGTTTAGATGCTAGTATACCTATTGCTCTAAAAAGATTCTATGTTATTGAAGATGTGAATAGATCTGCAGAAGGATTCTCCCCCACCTATTGGCCACATCTATTAAGATTAAAATTAAAAACTCTAGTAGACAGTCAAGAATTCCGCGATATAATAGGAGATGCTACCACAGAAGGTTCTCTTGCAAGTTATATGAGTACCTATAACAAAGAACGAGAAATTAATGATGCTATTGTTAACCAAGCTGAAGCAGATGCTCCTAAATCAGGATTTAATTATAAACAATTTTATGTTACACCTATCGATGAAAGAGGTAATGTTAGACTTGAAGGAGCAAACTCAGACGAATCTATATCATCTGATCAACCCATTAATGCTGTAATAGATACACCAGCCAGCAGTCATTATGGATTCTATTACAATGGTGATGGCATACCGCCCAATGGATATGTAGCAGGAGCAGGAACCAGTTTCCCAACATCAAATGTCAACAAGGGTGATTATTTCTTAAGATTAGATTTCTTACCTAATAGATTATTCCGTTTTGATGGAGTGAGATGGCTCAAAGTGGAAGATAGCGTGAGATTAACCACAACTAATAATAATACTAGAAATACATTTAAAACTGGATTTGTTAATAATAGTAGTACTTCTACAATTAATGGATTAACAGTTGAACAGAGACAGTCATTGACCAATGCTCTCAAACCCAAGGCGGATAATTAATGCTTCATTTTTACGACGGTCAGATTAGAAAATTTATGACTCAGTTTATTCGAGTACTGAGTAATTTTTCTATTGAGTTAGGCAAGGGCACAAATGGACAGGTGCAATTGAGACAAGTGCCAGTAACCTACGGTGATATGACTCGTCAAGTGGCTAACATTATTAGAAATAATAGTGAAAATGCTCTACAATCTGCTCCTAAAATTGCTTGTTATATTTCAGCATTGGAATACGATCGAGAAAGAATGCAAAATCCGTATCACATAGAAAAACAACATCTTAAAGAAAGAAATTATAATGATGCGACAGGAGAGTATGATAATACTCTAGGTTCTGGGTATACTATAGAAAAAGTAATGCCAAGCCCATTTAGATTAACAGTTAAAGCAGACATTTATAGCACCAACACTGATATGAAATTACAGATATTAGAACAGATTCTATATCTTTTCAATCCAGACTTTGAAATTCAAAAAAGTAACAATTATATCGATTGGACCAGTTTAAGTTATATTGAATTACGTGATATTGTTTTCAGTTCTAGATCTATTCCTATAGGTGCTGAAGTAGAGATTGACGTGGCGTCTATGACTTTTAGTATGCCTATATGGTTATCTCCTCCTGTAAAAGTTTCTAAATTAGGAGTAATCCAAAAGATTATTATGAGTATCTACGATGATGACGGTGGTATTACTAAGGGATTAATAGATGGTACGTTAATATCAAAATCTTATGTAACTCCCAACAATTATGCTCTATTATTAACAGGAAATCAATTTAGGATATTGGGCAGCACAGGTATTAATGTAAGTTCAGGTAGCGACGGGTTCTATACAGGTGCTCGAGCAGAAACAACAGTGGATCCTTTTGAAACATTTGGTCCTCCGATTAATTGGAATATATTATTAAATCAATATGGAAAAATTACAAACGGATTGAGTCAAATTAAATTAACACAAGAGAACGGCAATGAAGTTGTGGGTACTATATCAACATCGCCGCTAGATGAAACAATTTTATTATTCAATATTGATAGTGATACAATACCTACCAACACAATACAATCAGTTAATAAAATTATAAATCCTTTGACATTTGATGCCAGTGCTGCTCCAGCAAATGGCACAAGATATCTTATCACAGAAGATATTGGCGACAGTACACAATATTGGCCAGGAGATTTAAATGCTCAAACCAACGATATTGTACAATACAACAGTGCTACTAACTCATGGAGCGTGGTATGGTCAGCAGCTGATTTTGACAGCACAGTAGAATATGTTACCAATCTTAACACAGGTATTCAATACAAGTACAATGGCACGAACTGGGTTAAGAGCTATGAAGGAATTTATATTGGCGGCAAGTGGACACTTGTGCTATAATTAAATCATGCAAGACAATATCATATGTTCTGGTGCGTTATTCTACGCTGTTAATACTAAAAGATTCCTGTTCCTACAACGCAATGATGCCAAGACCCGCGGCATGTGGGGATTGGTGGGTGGACGCATGAAGTACACAGAAAGCGCATTCGAAGGATTGAAGAGAGAGATAGAAGAAGAGGTGGGCTCAGTGGCGGCATTTAAAAAAGTCATACCATTGGAACTGTTCACCAGCAACGATCAGAAGTTTTTCTTCAACACCTATGTGATATGTGTCGCTGAAGAATTCCTGCCACGATTGAACGGAGAACACAATTCCTATGCCTGGTGTGCATTTGAATGCTGGCCAAAGAACCTTCATGCAGGATTGAGAAACACCCTCAATAATAGATCAATAAAGGGTAAGTTACAGACCATATTGGATCTCATAGTTTAATTTGTTGAGATTAAAATCCGTTGGTTGCAGGATTGTAGAATACCTTGCCGGTCACATCTGTTGTTTTGGTTATAGTGGCTGTGGAGTGATTAAAAGTCATTGAATCACCACCGCCTCTTTCTCCAAACTGTATTCTTATGGGATAATAAACTCCAGCCGTGAGAGCAGCAGTGCCTGACGTTTCTACCACACCGTGCAATCCTCCGTTGTTCACTGTGGCATTGGCAGTGGTGAATCCTGTGACAGCATTGGC